GGTGCAGCGTGGGAGATTGACCTAGCCGATGGGCTGGTTGATGAAGGCTACGAAGCACAACGATTGCCACGGGCAGGGCGCAATGACATAGGTGATGTCTTTCTTAAGACAGTAAATGATACCTACATCGTTGAGGCTAAGGCACCACGGCGTGATGGTCGCATTGACCTGAGTGGATGGTTGCGTGAGGCAGACATTGAGGCAGAGAACTATCGCATCTCCAAGAACTTAGCCCTTGCACCTACCCCATTGGTAATCATTAAGGCATCGAACAAGGGAGTGATGGAGTCTTATGTAGTACAAAGGCTTAGTGATGCTCTCGCCAAACTCTAAACATGACATCGGTAAAGTGCTAGAACATTACGGGTTTGAGATACCCCATGGCAGAAAAGGCTGGGTCACTGTGCGCTGTGCGTTTCACGGTGATAGGGTTAAGTCTGCGCGTTTGAACTTAGACAACGGTGGCTTTAGATGCTTCGGTTGTGACATGGCGGGAGATGTTTACTCCCTTATTATGAAGAAAGAAGGCGTTGGTTATGGCGAGGCTAAGCAAATCGCAGAGAGAATTACTGGAGAGAGCAACGGAGAACTACGAGCAAAGCCTAAGCGAAATCCTGCCGTATCTGGAGAGTCGCGGTATAACCGAGGAGACAGCGCGTATGTTCCGCCTCGGCTTCGTGGCGAATCCTGAGCCTGGACATGAACCTTATGTCGGGCGACTTGCAATCCCATACCTCACACCAACAGGACCAGTTGACCTACGCTTTCGTAGTATCAACCAAGACGGTGCGCCTAAGTATATGTCAAGACCAGGTGCATCCACACACATCTACAATGTCAATGCGCTCTCATCGGATGGTGATGTACTCGCTATCTGTGAAGGTGAGATTGACACAATCATCGCCACGCAAGCAGGCTTTGTAGCCGTTGGCTTGCCTGGCGCTAACAACTGGAAACCCTTTTACTCTCGCGTGCTTGCTGATTGGGAGAAGGTAATGCTGTTTTGTGATGGTGATAATGCAGGTCGAGAGATGGCTAAGCAGATAACCAGAGAATTAGAAAATGTATTCCCAATTTTTATGCCTGATAACTGTGATGTTAATGATGTGTATCTATCCGAAGGAGCCGATGGGCTTCATAAAAGAGCGGGCGTTTAACAAGTGGCGAAGAACTCAAGTTTTGATTTAGACTTTGGGTACGGCAGGAAGGGTGAGAAGTTAGTAGAAGAACTCCTTACCGAAGGCAAGACAATAGAAGTAAAGCGAGATAGGAAATGGTGGGTAACCAACAACCTTTACATTGAAGTTGAGTGCTGGTTTATGAAGTCCAAATCATGGGAGAAGTCTGGCATCATGGTTACAGAGGCAGCATACTGGGCGTTTGTGTTAGAGAAGGGCGTACTCATGGTGCCTACGACCCATGTATTGTATGCAATCAAAGAGTTTGGTCGTGAGATTACTTGCGAGATTCCTCCCAATAAAAGCAAGGGTTATCTGATTACAGTGGATGACCTGCTAATGGCAATGAGGAAACTGAAAAATGAAGGATGAGCAAGACCTAGTATGGGAACAGATATACAAGATAGCACGCATGGCAGCAACAAGAAGCAATCGCATGCATCGCAATCTTGTAAGCGTTGATGACATCTATCAACACCTATCCTTGTGGGCGCTTGAACACTGGCACAAGATAGAGGAGTGGAACACTGATGACTCTATGCCATACAAGTTACGCAAGACTTTCAACAACGAGGCACAGAAGTTAGTTGCCAAGGAGAGAGCAATCAAGTCACGCTCGCCTATGAGTGATAGTTTCTATTACACGCCAGAGGTGTTGCATGAATTACTGCGTGATGTATGGACACATGAGGGCTGGGACTCTGCCTCGGATATGTCATCGGAGTTTGTATCTAAAAGCAGTAAGCCTGCCGAGGGTAACAATCGCTTGGCTTTACTATCGGATGTCAAGCAAGGACTTTCTGCCTTAAGTGATGCAGACCAAGAGTTGTTACGCAATCGTTACCATGATGGTGGCATGGAGTTTGAGGATTTATCTGTCTTATATCAGGCAAGTGAAGAAGCAATCCGCAAGCGTGTCAAGCGTGCCATCATTAAGTTGCAAGATAGATTGGGTGGCGAGCCACCTGTATGGCGTGCTGGAAGAAGGCGCAAGAGTAATGCACAAGCACAGGCTGAACTAAAGGAGAACGAGTAATGATTATCGGTTTGAGTGGATACGCACAATCAGGTAAGGACAGCACGGCAGAATTGTTGTGTCTTAATTACGGATACACACGCCTTGCTTTCGCTGACCCTATGCGCCAAGCGCTAATGATTATCAACCCTAAGTTGGATAGCATCACGCGTGTCTCTGACTTTGTAGGGGACTATGGCTGGGATGTAGCCAAGAAGAATCCAGAAGTTCGCCGTCTATTACAAGTGCTGGGCACTGACTTTGGGCGCAAGATGTTAGGCGATGATGTGTGGATTAACATTGCACTATCAGGTATTAAGTCAGAAGATAAGATTGTTATCTCTGATGTGCGCTACCCCAATGAGGCACAGGCAATCAAGAATCTTAGTGGTTCTCTATGGCGTATCAACCGACACAACCATAGCGCTGTCAATGGACACACATCAGAGCATGCGATGGATAACTACATGTTTAATCATGTTATCTATAACGATGGAACCCTTGATGACTTAAGTGATGAAGTGTTCATGCTTGCTAAGGAATTAAATCTTAGTTCTTAATACATAAGAAAGCCCGCCAGAGACAGGAGAGAATCTAGCGGGCTTCGTTCTTATCGTATCATGGATTGTGTTGCGGTTCTGCAATCGCCAATCCTAAAGTCTTACGCATCTTATGTCGCATCGGTGGTGTTGTACCACCCCATACTCCATACCTTTCATGGGCTAAGCCCCACTCTAAACAAGCCTGCATTACTGGACAATCAGCGCACATCTTCTTGAACATGCGTTCCTCGTCACGGCTGAACAGTTCTTGTGCTGGATAAAACACATCGGTTTCTATGCCTCGACAAATAGCCCTGTCCCAAAGTCGTGCGTTGTATCTTAAGACATAAGCAACTAATCCCCTGCCGTATCTGTTGGTGATACCTTTTGTTGCTATAACTTTATGATGCCTCGGTTTAAATGCACTCATGTCTTAATACCAACCCTTGGCTAAGTGGTGTGCGTATGCCTTGCAGATTCCGTTACTTCCATATCTGTGTTTGATATAGCGCAAGCCTGCATCAACCTGCTTATAGCCGTCAAGCGTGGGTTTGACCTTGATATTCTTCCATGTACTGCTGAGTAACTGAGGTATGCCTGTGGCACTAGACTTTTTATTGTTGGCTTCGGGTCGCCAGTTGCTCTCGCGCATCCACAACTCATAGAGACATGGGTACTGCTCAAGCATATCTAATGCAACCAATCGGTCAATGGCATAGCGTTGGTAATCGTTCTGATAGTAAGCAATTACCTTGCCATGTGGTGGTTTAACAATGAAGGTGGCTGGCTCTCTCAATACAAAGAGCAAGCCAAGTACGATGGCTGTAACAATCCATAGTCGTGCATGTGGGTGTATGTGTCTTAAGTCATTAAGCATTACTATCCAACTTTCGCTCGGCTTCGGCATGTAAGAAAGTATCTATTGCTTTTTCTTCCATGTCTTTCTGCTTCTCGGTACAGAAGTCACACTTCTCGTACATGAAGTTCATTGTCTTAGGGTTCTTAACTACAACTCCGCACCCTAAGCACTGCATTAAGACTGTCATGGTGTCTCCTTTCTTGAGTGTTCCTTTAGTGAATCAAGGAAGAAACCGACACTCATCTCTCCATCTTCCTCAATCTTATCTGCCCATGCTGGGGCTGTGATGAACCTTCTCTCCATGTCAAGCCAAGTAATCTCGAACCCATCATGCATATCCCAATGCAGGATAACCCGCACCTCTTGACCATCAAAGGTGATGTTCATGTCCTTGTCGTATGCTGTTTCTGTCTTAAGTAATGCACCAACTTCTATTTGTTTAGTCATCTCCGTACATCTCCTCAAGTGTGTCGTACATTGACTCTGGTTCCGTATCTTCTACATCTTTGCCAAGGGCTATGTCGTCACCCTCTAGGTACTGTGGCTCGCTCATTTGTTTTCTCCTGTCTTGTGTATTAAGTCAATAAGAACTGACCCGAAAGTTGAGTCATTCTTTTCTTGGTCAGCCGAGGCTGTTAGCGCCCTGATGCATACCTTTAATTGCCACTCGGTTATTTCTATCACTTGCTTTCTCCTGTCTTAAGTAATAATAGATAGTGTTCGTATAGTTTGTTCCAGTAATCGAAGTCCTCGTTACTGGTAGTAGCGTTGCGTTGCATACGCGCTCGCTTTACTTGGCGTTGTATGAAGTTGCGTTCGGTTGAGTTCATGTCTTAAGTCCTAACCAAATACCACATCGCCGATGACTGCAACCTGCAAGACTGCATCACCGCAGATAGCATCGTATTGGTCGAAGTCGAATAAGTCCATATAAACTTTCTTGTTTGCGATAGGTAGTGCCATCTTCTCAACATTTTCGTACTTATCGTTGTGACATACGAGGCGCACCTTGCTGGTTGGGTCATCCCAATCACCGCTGATGTACTCGTACTCCTGCCAGTGGTCGCCGAAACTTTCCCACGCTGACCCCATCACCGCTGACCATAGTTCCTTGCGGTCTAACTCCACGGGTATAACGATGGTGCCATGTCCGTTGGCATCTACATGCCCTGTTGTATTGCTCATTTGTTTTCTCCTGTCTTAAGAACGAAGTTGTCTCCGTAATCATCTGCTTGCGTAAGTGTCCAGCCTTCACGCTGTAACTTTTCAATCTCATACTCGTACTCTTTTGCTGTGCTGAATAATCCGTTAAGAATCCAGCGTGTTGTTTCACCTTGTTTTGTTGCTTTGATTGCCATGTTCTATCTCCTGTCTGGTTGGTAGTTCATACAATGCCAGCCGTTGGCACCGCATGTCAAGCATTTAGCGTGTGATGTTCATCACACTCTGTCTTAATACCGAGGGTACCCATCAGGGCATCCGACTTGCTCGACTAAGCATGATTCGGATACATCCCATACACCCATCGCATTTGTGATTGCAAAGAGGGCGGTGTTTCATTTGCTTCTCCTGTCTTAAGTCATGTAGTTCCCAGTATTCTTTATCTTCACAGTCACACATAATTGTGTCTGTAAATTCTGTATTGCAGTTGTCGCAAAGGTTCATGGTCTGCACCCGCAATCTTTTAGTGGTATCAAACAATCCCCGCAAAATGGAGGGCATCCATGAGATACGCCCCACTCTTTTGCCTCTCCGCAGATGTCGCAGTTCATTACGCTACCGCCGATAGTTCTGTCTTAATACCTGAAAGAATCTGATTCAAGATTTCAAGTGTCTTGAACTCAAGCCCGCCGATGGTGTCGTGTGACCATACATGCTCGCCTGTGACTCGCTCAATCTCCTTGCATAGTGCCTTGATTGCAGGCTCGCGCTGTTCTTTCTGGTGCTTGCGGTCAAGGTGGCGCTGGTATTTGATACCTCTGCCCTCGTCTGGTGTGGCGTATCTACGGCGGTGGTCTGTGGTCATTTGTGCGATGGCATACTGCCAATCGGTGCGGATATGGTTGAGGGCTACCCATTTTTGTTTGCCTTCGTAGTCCTGTATTAAGACATCACGGGTGCGCCGTTCCTTTTCATATTCTGTCTTAAGTTGTGTCTCAATGATGATTACCTTGCGCCACCTGTTGCGCTGGGCTGTCTTGAAATAAGACTCTGACCCGTTGTACTTGTCGCGCCAGTTGGCAGACTCGCTCATAAAGTAAGTCTTGCCTATGATTAGTTCTGCTCTTTTCATTTGCTGTCTCCTGTCGTTATGTGGTGCCAGTAAGGGGAGACTGTCCCCGCCTTACCTTGTGCCTCAATGGTCGCATGATGACCGCGTGCCCGTCAAGCATTTGAGGCTGTGAGTTACCTCACATTTTTAGTTCTGTCTTAATACCCAACTTTCTCGATTCGTACTGTCTGCTTTAATGATTCCGCGATGATGCGGAACTCTGCGAAATCTTCGGCGCTGAGTGTGTTCGTGCTGATGAATCCACAAGCCCCGTAAAGGTTAAAGGTTACCTTCATGGTTTTCCCTCCCTTCTGTGTCTTAAGTCCTAAGTCTGGGTCGGTTGCGTTGTATAACATTTTAAAAGTTTGCGTACCTTTCTTCTATCTCGTCAATCCTGTTCTGTATTAAGTCAAGAAGTACGCAATACATTTTCGGGTCGTCAAATAGTGGCGATTCTTGGGCGCGCTTCCATTCCGCCCGTAAAATTTCTAACTCGCTCACGCTGTTACCTCCTCTGTCTTAAGTAATGATTTCTTGATGGCTTCGATGTCTGCATCATCTATGTTTGTGTCATAAGACACACCGCATTTAGGGCAGGCAATCTCTGCCATGAATCGCATGCCGTAAGGGGCAAGGGTGATACGGGTGGGGCTGTCGCAGTCCTCGCACTTTGTAAGGGTCGCCATGTTATGCCACCTCACTCTCTGTATTAAGACACAATTCTTCTTCATCTGAGAAGATTACCCAGCGGTTCTCGTCCCATAGGTAGTAATACTCCTCGCCTGCGTTGAAGTTCTCGAACCAGTCGGCCTCGCCTGTAAAGGTGCGGGCTGGTTCTTGTGGCTTGTAGTGTGCATCCATGTACACACCGCCCCTTGTCTCCTCTAGTGTCTCCATGAGTGAGGAGAATCCGCCGAGGTTGATAAGCGCCTCCGCCTGCTCCTTGCTGTTGTAGTTCTGTCTTAAGCCAGCACCTACCCCCGCAGGGTATCCGTCCCAATGGCAGTAAATTGCCTTGATTGTGCCATCTTCTGACTTAATACCGATTGTGCTTCTTGTTGCCATGTTGTTATCTCCTGTCGTACTCGGTGGCCAGTATTTCTGGCCTACCTTGTGCCCTAATGATGCCTCGCGCATCTCGCACCCGTCAAGTGTTTAGGGCTGTGATGTTAATCACATTGTGTCTTAAGTGTTAAGAACACACTCCTTTTTCTATGCATTTATGGTGCGGGTGATTAGCGGGGTGAAATTGTGCAAGTGAGGCGCGGAGGTCTTGCAACTGGTCTTGAATCCATAACTCATGCGCAGGGCGTAGGTGCATCGCCTCAAGCATCCACTCATAATGCGAGATTTTGAGAATAGTCTCGTGTCTGGTCATCTTTCTATCTCCTGTCTTAAGTCACAAGGTGAGACTCTCTCGCCTTGTTAGCGCCCCCGCTAGGTCTTGAACCTGCGCCGACTTAATCGGTGCGGGGGCTTTCTTGTGTCTTAAGCCTCCACTTCTTGGAACTTTGCCCCGCACTCATCGCATCGCACTCCAGAATCCAAGACTCCTCGGCTTGCGCGAATTGTGAGAGGCTCATCGCAGAGGCAAACCGCCTTGAGGAGGTTGGTATTGCGACCCTTAGGCTTGG